CCTGCTCTTACTCATTCATCTCCTGCAGGATCTTTGCGATCTGGGCGGGGGTGTAGCCCTCCTGCCGCAGGGCAGAGGTGATGGCTACCTCGCTCTTGCCCTGACTGCGCAGCAGCGCTGCCGTGTAGGGCACCCCGGCGCTGACGGTGCTGCGGCTGCCGCCGGAAGCAGAGCCGCTGCTGCCGGTGGCCTTTCCGCCGCTGCCGGAGCTGCCGGACTTTGTGCCCGCAGCCGCCGCCTTACCGGCAGCCTGTGCGGCCTTCTGCTGGGCATTCGCCTGCTTCAGCGCCCACTCGCCCTTGGCGATGTTCAGCTTCTGGCTGGTCACGTTATTGTTGAAGGCCTGCTGCTTCAGCGCGTCCTGATAGGCACGCTCGCTGGCGGTGTTGTCGTACTGCTGCTGGGTCAGTGCGTCCTGACGCTGCTTCTCCTGCATCTGCTGGCTCCACTGGGTGTCGGCGCGCTCGGCCTCGTAGGCGCGGTTGCCGGAGTAGATGTTGTACCCGGTGTTCAGCAGACTGCCCGCTAAGCTGCCCAGACCGGTGGTGCCGCTGATGGCCAGTTGCACCACATCCCCGATGACGCCCAGCACGGTCATAACATTATTAAAAGCCTGCTGACGCTGGCTGATCTGCGCCTGCTCCTGCGCGGTGTAGTAGCCGTGCAGGGTATCCAGCCGGTTCAGGTGCTCCTGATACTGACCGTAGTCCTTGGCGTAGGCGTCGTTGTAGGCATCGCCCTTCTGCTGCAATTGGGTGTAGTAGTCCTGCAGCTGCCGGTCATATAAGCTCTGGGCGTTCTGTTCCTGTCCGTTCAGCTGCTCCAGCCGGGTCACCAGCTCCTCGCCGCCGCTCTGGTAGGTATCCAGCGCCAGACTGTACAAGGTGGGGATGGCGCTTGCCAGCCCGCCGATCTGCTGCTGATAGGCCTGCTGCGCCGCACTGGTAGCATAGCTGGAACCATAGCCGCCGGTCAGAGCAGCCGCCTGCGCCGCCGCGTCCGCGCTGGCGTTGTGGGCGTTCTGGGTATACAGCTGCTCGTACTGGCGATAGAGCGGGTCGCGGGTGTAGCTGTACTGAAAATTCTCCCGTTCCAGCAGCTGCCCCAGCAGCTCGTTGATCCTGTCCTGATAGCCGCTCTGGTAGTCTGCGGGGCGGTTCTGCTGCCACTGCTTCAGGGCGTTGGCTGCATCGGTCACCTGCTGGCTGGGGCGGTAGCTGGCGTTTGCCATAGCCTTTTCCACTTCGGCGCGGCTGTCCAGCCCCTCGGTGCTGTAAGTGGACTGCGCAGCAGGCTGTGCCTGCGTTTGCACGTCCGGCTGCAGCAGTTCCTCCTTCTTTTTGGATGCCATAAAATTCTCCTTTCGTACTTATAATCCCTGCAGCTTGCTGCGCAGGGTGTCGGACATATTTTCCGTATCCAGATTGGTCAGTACATACTGCAGCTGCTCCTGCATCTGGTACAGATAGCTGCGCAGTGCCCGGGCATCCTCCGGGTCCATGTTATCGCTGAGCTTGGGCAGACCCAGCTTGCTCAGGCCGTTCATGCTTGCCATGAGGTATCCTCCTCCCATAATTTTCCCTTTGCCGGGGCGATGGTGCGCACAAGACTGCGCAGGGTGATCTGTCCTTTGCCACGAAGCCGCAGCCGCAGCGACCCGCACCGCCGGGGCACAAAGGGCAGATCACAGCTGCGGCGGCGGCCTTGGGCGGCAAGGGTGGCCACCGTCTCCCACGCGCCGCCGTCATAGCTTACTGCCACTTCTACTGTGCTGGTGCGTTCAGCGTCCAGACGCAGGGTCAGCCGGGAGAGGTACCGCTGCTCGGTGCCGTCCAGTCCCACATCGCCGGTGACCAGCTCAAAGGGGATGTCCGTCTCCACGCCATCGGTGCTCTGCCAGTCCGGCTCGCGGGTGGGGTCTGCTGCCCACAGCGCCTGCCCGTCCCACAGATAAAGCTGCCCGCCGGTGCTGGTCATATCGCAGGAGCAGACGTCCTCCTCGCTCCACAGCCCCTTCTCGGTATCATAGACCAGCAGACGCGCACTCTCCCGGGAGATGTGCAGATAGTACCGGCCATCCAGCGCACCGCCCACGGCGCTTTGCACGTTGGCAAGCTTTGCGGCGTCCAGCGCACCGGACACCTTGGTGGGCAGACTGCCGTCCCACGCCATGACCCCGTCCGGCGAGAGATAATACAGCGTCTCGTTCAGCACGCACAGGCTGCGGGCGGCGTTTTTTGCCACGCCCCGGCAGCGCAGGCTGGAAAGCTGAAAATCCGAAGGCTTGGAGCCGTACAGCTTGTGCAGGGTGTTCTCCTTGAAGAACAGCGCATAGCCCATGCAGGAAGCCGCCCCGGTAAAGGCGCCGTCGCTGCCCACAGTGACGGCGTAGCTGTCTGCAGCGATACCCCGGTAGCTGAACCAGTTGGTGGGGTCGCCCAGCTTGCAGCCGTAGATAACGTTCTCCCTGCTGTTGCAGCCCCACACCCGGTTGTCGCACTCGGTCACAAAATCCAGTTCCGGCACCCGGCGCTCCATGGATACCGTCTGTGCGGCATCCACACTGCGGTGCTGCTTGCCGTCCATGCTCTGCCACTGCGCGGCGGCGGCGTTCTGCACCAGTGTGCCGTAAAAATACTCGCCCTGCGGGGTGCAGCGCACCCGCAGCCAGTCCTCGCCCATGTCATACACGATCTGATCTCCGTTCAGCTCCGGGCTCTGCCCCGCAGTCTCGGCGGCTGCGCCCTGCACGGTCACGGTGTCCCACTGCCGGAACAGCTTGCCCAGCCCTGCCGCCGTGATGCGGCAGTATTCCAGCGGAATGGCCGCCCAGCTGCCGGAGTTTTTGCTGTACATTTCCAGCGTGCTGTCGTACCGCCACGGATGGTCGGCATCCTCCACCCTTAAAAACAGCTGTCCGTCTGCCGGATCGGCGGGCTCGTCCCTGCCAAAGGCTTCCACCTGATAGGTCTTGCCTGCGGCATCGCAGGGGGCAAAGGTCACGCTTTTGTCCGCCGCCGTCCACAGCGCCCCCAGTGCGGTCACGCTGCCGTCTGCCGTATCAAAGGCCAGCTTATCCGGGAAGATCAGGATCTTTGTGCCGATGCCCACCAGCGCCTTGCGGCCATCGGTCACGGCGTCCGCCTTCGTCACCGCCGGGGCTGCGGCATCGTCCGGGGTATAGGTGATATCCCGCCCGCAGACCGTCAGCAGACCGTTCAGGTGGTACATCCCGTTCAGCCCGGTCAGCGCCCGCAGTTTGCGGCGCGGGGTGCGGGTGCTCAGGGCTGGGAAATCCCGGGCAGAAAAGTTTACTCCGGCGCTGTACTCTGCTTCCGAGCAGCCGTAGGTCTCGTTCAGGCCGCCAAAGGCCCGCAGCAGCTGCCGGGTGTTGCCAAGCCGCATTCTGTCTGCCAGTACCATCGCCTCACCTCCTTACCAGCGCCACTGCGCCCGGCTGCGGGGCGGGTAGTTCTGCCGCAGCCAGACCGCCAGTTCCGCATACAGGGCGTTGTACTGTGCCTGCTCTCCGGCGTAGCGGTCGGTCTCGCCTAAGGCGGCGTCCATCTGCGCACACAACAGGTGCGGGTACAGCGCATCAAAGGGCGGCGGCGCCAGCAGCGGCTGGTCGTCCTGCACCGGCTGCTCCCACGGACGGTCTGCACCCACCGCGTCAAACGCCCCGGCGGCGCTGCGGTCAAACAGCTTTGTGCGCAGCAGGGCGTCCGTCTCCCGCAGCCATTGCAGCCGGGTCTCGGTTTCAATGCGGCAGTTCGGGCGCAGCTGCTCGGCACGCTCCAAAGCTTCTCCTACTGTCATCTTCATCACATCCTTTTTATAAAAAGCCCGGCCGGGGGCATTTCTCCCAGCCGGGCAGCGTTGATTTTACAGATTTTACTGTGCTGCGTTCTCCGCAGCGGCAATGCGGGCAGCGGTCAGCTCGTCCTGACGCTGGCTGTGTTCCAGCACCTCGGCCACAGCGGGCGGCACCTCCACCTCCACGCCCCGGCGGATCTTGTAATTCACACCGTTGACGCTGACGAACAGATCGCCCTTGTAGCGGCTGTT